CCTTCAAGCCTCATCTCCTTGGCTATCAGTGAACCATACCAAGGCAGGGAGTGCAGGATTTACTTTGGTCTGATTAACGATCCCTCTGGTTATCTTGAAATCTTCTCTGGTGAACTTGACCAGATGAATGTGACAGAGCGTGATGATACTTGCACGATTGAACTTCTTGCTGAGAACGTCCTTATCAAACTGGAAAGACCAGTGGTTAGGCGGTTTACAGCAGAAGATCAGAAATCTAGGTTCCCTGCTGATAGGGGCCTTGAGTTCGTCGCTGGTCTGCAAGACAAGGAAATCTATTGGGGTAGGGTTGCAGAAGGTGTAGCAAAACCTGTGGTCAAGAACGCGAGTGCTAGAAACACTGTCGATACAAGATAAACTGAGGGTGTAAGATGTTTTTTATCTCTGCCATTATGGGGGCGCTCTCTGCCGGGACCGCTGCACTCTCAGGAACCTTGATGACTGGTGCTTGGATGGGTTCTCTGTCTGGCACTGTCATGGGGCACTTTCTTGTATCTACGGCTATGGGTGCGGCTCTTAATGCCCTTACTCCTAAGCCTAGCATTGGCAGTTCTAATGGCTACAGCATCCAAGGTGAAAGTGGTGCTGCACTAGATCATCAGATCATCTACGGTGAAACTCGCGTTGGTGGTGTCCGTGTGTATGATGCCTCGACTGGTGGCAAGAACGAGTTCCTTCATCGTATCATTGCTTTCGCTGGGCATGAGATCGACAGCTACGTTGACATCTATCTGAACGATGAGGTTGTTACCCTTGATGGTAATGGCAATGTCACTTCTCCCTCTCGCTACAATGGCTATGTGAGGATCAAGAAGTATCTTGGCACTGACACTCAGACTGCCGATCCTGATCTTCTCAGTGAGACTGCTACACTGACCGAGGGGCGCTGGACTAGCCAACACAGACTTCAAGGTATTGCCTATCTCTACATTCGGCTGAAATACAACCAAGATGCTTTCCCGAATGGTATCCCTTCTGTCTCTGCGGTAATCCGTGGCAAGAAGGTCTATGATCCTCGGACTGCAACAACTGCTTGGTCAAACAATCCTGCCTTGTGCCTTAGGGACTATTTGATCTCTGATTATGGGTTTGCTCAGAACTCTTCCAAGATTGATGATAGCCTCGTTGAAGTGGCGGCTGACATTTGTGAAGAGACTGTAGAGGGTGAAGATCGTTACACCTGTAATGGTGCCTTCGTTACTAGTCTTGGCCCTAACCAGATCATCACGGATATTCTTACCTCGATGGGTGGTTTGTTCTGGTATTCTCAGGGCAAATGGAAGATGAAGGCTGCTTCCTATCTTGTGCCTGCACTAGCGTTCAGTGAGGATGACCTTCGTTCTGGCATTAGTCTTTCTACTCGTCATTCTCGCCGGGATAATTTCAATACGGTCAAAGGGACGTTCAGAGGTTCTGAATCCGATTGGCAAGAGGCTGACTATCCTGAAGTGTCCGATCCTGCTTTCGTTGCAGCGGACAATGGGATTGTCAATACCCTTGACTACAGATTGCCATTCACTAGTTCGTCTCTGACGGCTCAGAGGATCGCTCGTATTGCCCTGAACAGGAATAGAGAGCAACTGACTGTCTCGGCTGCATTTGGTCTCAGGGCCTTTGCTGTGCAGGTTGGAGATAACATCCTCCTCACCAACAGTCGTTTTGGTTGGACAGACAAACCTTTTGAAGTAACCTCTTGGAGTTTTGGTCTCACAGACGGCCTTGATCTTCAAGTCAACATGGTTCTCAGGGAGACCTCTTCTGCTGTCTTTACGGCTGTCTCTGGTGCTGTCTTTGAGGCGAACAACACTACTCTGCCAAACCCCTTCTTGGCCCCTGCTATCGGTCTTAGTCTTTCTTCTGAAGTCAGAATCATCAATGAGCATCTAACTAATGTCATCTATGCCAATGTGACATCTCTTACCCCATTTGATGTGGAGAGGGTAGAGGTTCAAGCCAAGAAGTCCTCCGAAAGTAATTGGACGGTCCTTGGCACTGGTGACATTGGCATCTTTGAACTTCTTGATACGCTTGATGAGACCTATGACTTTCGAGCCAGAGCCTATAGCTTCTTGGGTGTAAAGAGCGATTGGACAACAGTAAGCAATTTCGCTGTTGCTGGACTTTCTGTCCCTCCTGATGACGTTACGGATTTCAGAGGAGAGATCAATGGCGCTACTGTCCATCTTGAGTGGGAGCCTGTTCCTGACCTTGATCTGTCGTTCTACCGAATTAGACACGCTACAGAAGAGACTGGTGCCACTTGGGCTAATGCCACTACCGCTGTAGAGAAAGTTCCTCGTCCGGGTAACTCTGTGTCTGTTCCTACCAAACCGGGAACATATCTGATTAGGGCTTACGACAAGACTGGCAATGAGTCCGTCAACTACACCTCTGTTGTCATCCCTGCTGCTGCCCTTCAAGGGTTCACCAACACGACAACTCAAACAGAAGACCCTACCTTCTCTGGCGTAAAGACTGGATGCTCTGTCACTAGCAATGAACTCCGTATCACCAGTGTTTCAGGAACCCCTCCTTTCACTGCCACTTATGAGTTCTCGAACTACATTGACACGACGACTGCTAGAAAACTTCGTGCTAGGATTGATCTAGAAACAGATCGGTTTGCTACTACAACGATCTTGTGGGATGACATCTCTGGATTGTTTGACAGTCTCGGTGGTAACTTTGACGACTTCACTGGTGCTGCACAATTTGATGATACCAACATCATCACTTATATTGCAACCACCACTGACAACCCTGCTGGAACCCCAACTTGGTCTGCTTGGCAACAATTCAGGGCAGGTGATTTCTACGCTCGTGCAGTCAAGTTCAAGATTGAACTGTTAAGCAATACAACCAACGTGACACCGAGTATCAGTGCTCTTGATGCGATAGTCCAGTATAACTAAGGATACCCGACATGGCAACCCATGATTATGTGATTGACAACCAATCTGCGCCATCTTTTCGATCTGACTTGAACAATGCTCTTGCAGCCATTGTAAGCACTAATTCCAATTCTACTGCGCCCTCTACTACCTTTGCCAACATGCTTTGGTATGATACTGCTAACAACCAGATCAAGAAGCGGAACGAGGCAAACAGTGCTTGGATCATCCTTGGAACTGTAGACGAGACTGGTAGCACATTTACTCCCAACGCACCAAACACGACCATCGTTAGGACTTATACAGCCAACGACACTTGGAATAAACCCTCTGGGTTAAGAGCCATCAAAGTCACTGTTGTCGGAGGCGGAGGTGGTGGTGGGTTCTCAGGCAATACCACTCAAAACGTAGCAAGTGGAAGCGGAGGAGGTGGTGGTGCTGCCATCAAATACATCCTTGCTTCTAGTCTAGGCTCCTCTGAAACAGTTACGGTAGGGGCTGGTGGAACGGCTACTAATGCTGGAGGAACATCCTCTTTCGGCTCTCACGCATCTGCTACAGGAGGTGCGGCAGGGAGTGATGGAGGGTTATTTGCAAATGGCGGCACAGGTGGAATTGGTTCCTCTGGTGACATGAACATCCGAGGTGGCGGTGGCGGTAACGGGATACTTCTCTCAACTTCAGGCGCTAACGGGGTCATTATCGAAGCTGGTGGATCAAGCATACTCGGTGGTGGTGCAGCCGCACAATCTCTTAGCACTACGGGAAGCGGTATATTTACTGGGAACACTGGTGGTGCCTATGGTGGCGGAGGTGGTGGCGTTGGCGCTAGGAACATCTCAACCTCCAAGACTGGTGGAACTGGTGGCGCTGGTGTCGTAATCGTCGAGGAGTTCTATTGATATGGCAAGCAGACTAGCAAAGAATACCATACTGGCGGGTGTCCTCGTCTCTCTTGTAGGGGGCTTTGAGGGTCTGCGAACCGTGGCTTATCTCGATCCTGTTGGCATCCCCACTGTCTGTTTTGGAGAGACCAAAGGTGTAAAACTCGGAGACAGATACACCAAGGAAGAGTGCAAGGACATGCTCAAGGAGAGCCTTGTAGAGCATGAGAGAGGAATGAGGAAGTGTCTTGGTAGGCCAGATGACATCCCTGATCTCACCTATGGGGCCTTCCTTTCCTTCACTTACAATGTTGGTGTAGGGGCCTTCTGC